TACGTCTTATCACACCCAGCTTCATTAGGTAGTCTGCCGCCCAGATAACAGAGTTGGTCTTGCCTGTGCCCATTTCAGATAGACAGAACGCCTTCTTATTTAGGGTCAAGAACTCTGCTGTTACCCGCTGGTGGTCAAAAGGTTTATACATGCCTGTCCACTTATACTGAGTACGGATAGGTGATGGCACATTAGGGAGTTTCATGTTGTTTAGTATATGCGCTTCACCTAAACCAAAATTAACCCACACTTCTCCTTCAGCTACCAGCCTACTTCTATCAATCACTGACGTAATAGCGTCAGGGTCATCAGTTTTTATGGACAGGAGTTTGTCCTGTTTAACTTCTATTATCATTATTTATCCTCTACAGTCCCTTATGGGGACGAGTCAGTAAATCAAATTATTCGTCTAGTATACTTAGTAATGGGTCTCTTGTCAATGGGGTCTCATGCATCCACTTGCGTAACTGATTCTTACAGTTTTTCCTTTCTTGAGACTTAACCCTTATTGCCATCTTACAAAGTGCATCTATATGACGGTCTATTAAACTCTCTGGCAGTCCTGCATCAACTGCCATAGTCTGAACGGATTTAACCGCTACCTCTATCTTCATTTCTTTTTACCTAGAGGCTCATTCTTTTTTACTGTGTGGTCTGCATTACGTGAGAAGGATCGGTTTTGTGAAGGGGTTCTTAGTCTTAAGTTAGCCGCTCCATTACCTGCTTTAGTACCTTTGATATGGTCTATGTCCTTACCCGTTCTGTTTACACCCGCTTTGTCTGCCGCTCTTCTAGCACGTTGTCTTTCCATCCTAGCCTCATGTGCACCGGGACGGCTCTTCTCCAGCTCTATCTCACGAGCTACGTTCCTATCTGCTTTGTTTTTGTATGGCATTTTGTATGTCCCTTTGTTTTACTGTTTCGTTATGTATTATCTGTTCAATTTTCAAATCAAGTTCCATCCGCTTGTAATCCACCGAGTCAGTACGAACGTCGTAATATCTATGCGTTGCGTTACTTGTTCTACTTATCCCCATTGTATCTCCCGTTATGTATACACCGTGTAGCTTGGCACCACTGACGGCACAAGCCATTAGGCTTAGTATTAAAGATACCTGTTTCGTAAGCTACCTCACGCTGAGTGAGGACTTCTTTTAGCTTGTCAAATATCTCGAATCGTTTATCATACGTGTACTCAGCTTTTATTATCTCTTGTGACACTACAAACAGTAGCATCCCTTTAATAACTTTAAGGGCTGGGTATTTCAAGAACACCGCCGCAGCTAGTAGTGCAAGCTGCTTAGGGTCTGCATACTTGGCAGACTTACCTGTCTTATAGTCCACAATATACGCCTTACCTGCCGCCTCGTCTACAATAACTAAGTCGGCTACACCAACCCAATAACTATCTAGGTCATCAAACTTACAAGACACATACTCACCATCTACTATCTTAATCCCCAACTCATACTCACAGAACTTATCACCGTTGATACTTATCAGTTTATCAAGATAGCTCTTAATGTAATTATACTTCTGAGGCAACACGGTGCCATCTCTTACATAATGTTCTGCCGCTGAGTGAACATCCTTACCATACAAAGTTGCTATAGTATCGGTATGAGGTATGTACTTTAACACACGGTGTGCTGCATACTGGGCAGGGCAGGTGGTAAATTGATTTAGCCCTGAATAAGAAAACCTCGGTATCTTCATCTTTGAACCGGATTAAATGTATGAAACCTTATTTTAGCTTTTACGTATGCCTTACTAGCCTCTTCTGGGAATTCATACACCCCTATATAAATATTAATATTATTTATCTCTATTTGAGCTAACCACTTATCTAATCGTTTAACATAAGATACTCCTACAAACCCTGATGTATTGTTTACCTTCATCTTTTGGTTCTGTCCTTGCCCTGAGTTATCAGCTAACCTTAAATTCTCTAAACAATTATCATCTCTAATACCATTTTTATGGTCAACTGTAAGCCCTTCTGGTATGGAACCAAACATATAAATCCAAGCTAACCTATGTGCTTTATATGAGCTACTGTTAATTTTTATAGCCCTATACCCTTTTTTCTCTATACACCCAGCGGGTCTACCTGCTTTAACAGTACCTCTAGAAACACGCCAAGTAAACACCCCTGTATCAGGGGCATAGTGCATAACCTCTTTTAACAAATCTTGCTCTAAAGATTTCATTGTATTACCTCTGGTGTTTAATTATGTTATCGCCCCAAAGCTCTGACTCTTTATAACACTCAGTGCATATCTTTAAGTTAAGCGAATAGTATTGTCGGAACCTTAAGCACTTATGTGGAGGGCAGAACCACCTCTTAAATAATTCTCTCATCCCTCTGACGCCTCTAAGCTTTTAATCCTACGGTTTAGGTAGTATTGCGCTTTCTTTAAATCTTCTAGCTTACTTATCTTATACCCAGCACGAGACACATACTTAATCACATTTGCAAGGCAGAAATCTTTATCTAAACCTTTAGCTTCTATGTAGTCTATTGTGTCAATGCCACCATGTGTGTAGTGACTAGGACTGTTAACAGGGTCATGTTTGGTAGGCTCACTACCCCCTACCATTATAGTGTTTTCTATTTGTTTAGGTTTCCATAAGGGTTTCACAGTTGTCTCTTCGGTAATCATTTTATAATCCTCATTTTCTTTTAGGTACTTTTTTTAATAATCTTTTTTCGTATTGTTTTAAAAGAAAGTTTTTGTAGCTCATCACCACCCACTCCGCTCAGCCATCTCAGTACATTCTTTACTACACCACCGCCTACCATCTGTTATAGGGGCGTCACATTCCCAGCATTGCCCCGACTGATTAGGAAAGATGTCTAATTTAGCACCTTTTGCCATCTCTATCTGCTTGTCTAGTATAAGCTGGGCTTGGTCGTTGGCTTTATCTGCAATGTCAGCCATATCTTTCTCTTGCTTTAAAAGGGTTCTTTTTCTTACGGTTCTTGTTCGATTGTTTAAGTACCATTTTATCCTGCATCTTTATTTGTTTATTTTAGTTGCATTACTCTCTAAGTACTTTACTGTTCTTAACCTAGTCATACTTAATCTAGTTACCCATCCTGATATAGAATCTAATATACCCCCCATCTCATAGGTTATAGTTTTTTTTGTATTTAGCGCTTGCTCTTTAGATGTAGCCCATCTGCAGTTGTCGGGGGAGTACCCTTTAGCCCCATCAATCCTATCCAATGATAAGTTCTCAGGGGCTTCGCCCATATCAATAACAAACTGTTCAAAGGAATGTTCCCATCCACTACATACTTTAACACCTACTGCGCCGTACCTATACCAATCAGCCCTATTAGGATTACTACATCTATCTTTCATGGCTTGCCATATTCCGTATGTTCTGTCTGCATACCCTTTGATGCGGCTATTACTTCTACCATGAGTCCTATTACTTTCACCTATAGCAGACCTTTTTCTACAGCCGCAAGATGTAGTGTTTCCTGATAGCAGTCTGTGCCTAGGTATTTTGCTACTGGTGTTTCCACAAGAGCACTTACATATACACTTTGTGCCCTCCTGCGATATAACAGTTAACCTAGCATACACATTACCTACTACATTCTCTTTACTGTATTTAGCCATACTAACCTGCGTCTTTTAAAGACTTCCCATACCCTCCTTCACAAGCCAATGGTATATCAGGCATCCAGCTAGGCGGGGTTGTCATTTCTTTAGATAAAAACTCTAAAGCTTTTTCAGCTTCAGCTTCAGGGGCTAATATATAAATACTATCGTGTATTGTCAATACAATATCATACTTTTTTGATATGCGTACCATTGCTTCTGACATAATGCATCGGGCTGTGCCCTGCACTATATTATTTGTCAATTTTCCCGCGTACAGTCTATCATAACCATTGCGTAGTTTGTACTTATACCCCTGCTCTCCTGTCTTCTCATCTATAACATTAGCAAGCTGTGGATACTGCATGTACATACCTGATGGGAACTTAATACCTCTCTTACCCTCTACTACATACAAGTCCCCAGTGCCAAACGTGTACTCCCCGTTCTCGGCTATAGCTTTAATAGCAGTAGTACATAATTTCCATAGATTAGTAACGCCTGTATAAGTGCTTCTATAGTGGGCAACGATCCGCTTAGACTCTACCTCGCCTAAGTCTACCCCCGAAAGAGTTTTTATTGCCAGCCTTAGCTTGGTAGCCCCCACCCCAAATATTAATGATAGCTGCGATTGCTTACCTATAAACCTTTGTTCTTTAGTAACTTCCTCATACGGCACATTAAAGGCTTTACTAGCAAACTCTTTATATAAATCCCCACCCTCACCTAATAACCTTAGCGCTTCTGTCTCACCAGCTACCCACATACCCACACGCAGTTCTATGTTTGATAAGTCAGCCCCTACTATTAGATAGCCTTCAGGGGCTATTATCGCTTCTTTAATCGTACTTCCTCTAGGTAAGTTTTGGAAGTTTACCTTCTGCCCACCACCCGCAGACCATCTACCTGTAGCCGCACCATAGTAATTAAGGGGGATAGGTAGCCTACCCATACGATTTGCAATGCCTATAAACCGCTCAGTACGTGTCTCTTCTATAGTAGATTTAACTCCTAACCTAGCGGCAACCAATGCTTGTACTACTAAGTTAGGGTGTTCAAGTAAGTCCTTCAACCCATCATCT